TTCTACATAATGATATTGACTTAAAAATTTTGTATTACCTGGTTGTGGTAATTCAGGATCACCACTTAAAGTTCTTGGTTGTAATGACTCTATTATTGTTTGTATTTTATCAAACATTGGTGCTGATTTATCATCCACTAATGGAATCGGAACTCCTTGTACTAATGCTCTTGAATTTTGTAATATGTTCATAATGTCCAATAATAATATTCTCAGCTCATCTCCCAATACCATCGGTTGAGCTTTATTCTTTGCTTCCTTTCCTATATAAATATTCTCTGATTCAATAACTGAGAATCCTTTATTCGTTATTGTTAAATTCTTACCAGCTCCAAAGTTAATATTACGAAATGCTGAAACTGTAAAATCATTGTCTTGTGCATCAAATGTTATTCTATCAGAAAACATTATTATTTGATCAAAATCAGTTTGCAGTTCAGCTTCGTTTTCTACTGTTCCAAAATCGATATTAAATATATCTTCACGAGCTTCTTCTCCAGGTTCACCATCATTACCAAAGTTTATAAGATATCCTGGATATTGTCCTTCTTGTATATTTTGATATCCCGCTCCTATTCTTTTATCACTTGATAATAAATTATAACCATCAATATTATCAGGTATTGATCCTAATGATAACATACCTAAAACAGAACCATTGTTTCCACTTGAACTATTATTTCTAAATATACTGTATGGATTTATAAATCTATAACCAAGTTGAATTGAATTACCATGTCTGCCTTCAAGAGTTAAATCGGATGTATTGGATTCTATCTCAGCATCCGAACCTACTTCTCCTATTCCAGTATCATAAGGTCTATCTAAAATTACATTTTTTATTTTAGTAATTCTATTGATTGCTCTTTTTATAAAGTTTATATTGTACCCATCACTACTATCTTTTCTATCATCCAAGACTACTCTATTGGGATTTAAATCTGGTCTATATAATGTATCAGGACTATAGTTTGGATTGTTTAAAGTGTTAATTGGTCCTAAGTAATAAAACTTACTACCAAGGTTCATATAGATTACGGAATCACCACGAGTTATTGAATCAGCAAAACCACGTAACAGGGGTTGAGCCAATACCATTCCCTTTAAAGAATTTGATGGTAAAGCAAAATCTAAATGACCGCCATAAGTTGGTCTTAAAAGAATACATTGACTTACATCGGAAGGAGCGCCATATACGGGATAACCAAATGAATCCAAATCACTTGATTCCAATACTACTTTTTCTACGTGACCATGATGGAAAGTAAACTCTGGTCCAAAACTTGTGTCTTGATTTACCTGACCAAGAACATTTGATCGTTGAGGATTAATTCTATTAGACATGATTACGAACTATACTTTTCTTTAATTTTACTTATATCAATATCATCGGATTTTTTTTGTATTTCCGCAGCAGCATCTTCAAGTGAATTCATCAATTCTTCTTTTTCATCTTCACTTAATAAACCAACATCACTATCATCAACTACTTGATGTTTGCTCATGATACGTTGAATTACGGTTGCTAACTTTAATAAATTATCATCATTCTTGACACCTACGTCAAGAAGTTCTTTTAATATAGGACCCACGATGGCAATGTCCTCAATGCCTTGTATGTAACCATGCACCTCTTGGACTAAAAGCTCAATCTGAGTTTTCTTTAGTTTAGAGTTCTCGTATATCTCTTGGGATAAATCAGAGAAATTCTTATCACCGAATATTTTAAAGTCTTTTTCCATAACATTCTATTAATAAATATAGAACGATTAGAAAGTTGTTACAAAGAACCTGTGCTTATTAAATTGTCTATGTGTCCTTTAATAAGAACTTCATGTCGTATTTTTGGGTATATTTTACGAAATACATTTGATATTTGAGTTATCTTAGATGTCTTTACATCTGTCATTTCTCTAATCATTATATATAAAGCTTTCTTATTGAAGTTATCAATGTTATTCTTATTCCGACATAGAAACAATATTGATTCAGCAACGTCTTTATCATGCTGTTTAGGAAATAGAGTTTCTAAGTTGTTTTCAAAATAAGTTAATGTCTTTTTAAATACATCAGATGAAGGTGATTTTTCTATAACTTCATCATCAACACCGTGGGTATATAGAGTATCGATATCATCGTGGATTTTTAACTTCTTATAGTTAGCATTATTATTCAATATAAGATAATTTTTAGCAACTACACTAAAATAACTAAATGCTTTACTGCCTTTAGTCTCATCAAATTTATGGATATTAATAACTAAATTAGAAACTACTTCTTCCTGTAGGTCTCGGAAACCATAACTGAAGTAACTAAACTTAAAGGTATTGATTATATTTTCTGCTAACTTTAAGAAAGCAGTATGAATCTCTTCCGTGTATACTTTATGTCTGAATGGTATATCATCGGACCTGTTATATTTTACAATCGCATCATGTACTGGCGTACCAAAATATATCTTACTTTTCTTTTTTCTCTTCTTTACTATCTTTTTTACTACTTTCTTTGCTGCCATCATCAACCTCAGTTTCAAATAATTGTTCTAGTTGTTTTCCGAGTTGTTTGACTTCTTGAAAAAAGAAGCCAACTTCATCATCAGACTCGAATGTACCCTTATCGTCTATTAGTTTAAGTTGATGTTTTATTGATTCTATAGTAGTGTTTATGTTTAGTATTATTAATTCGTAGTTAGTTATTCGTTTCAATGCGTAGAAAGTTATTACACTTGTACAGAGTGCAATAATTCCAAATAAAACCGTTATTATGTAATGTAACAATTAAGACTCTTCTTCTATTATTTTTATTTCTTCTTCTACTTTTTCTATTACGTTGCTTAGATAAGTTAAATCTTTATCTTCTTCAATTATTAATAATAAATCTCGTATTTCTTGTAGAAATGCTAAAAATTCATCCATTAAGATTCACCAACAATTTGATTCATTAATTCCCTAGCATCATCATCATCAAAATCATATTCATTTTTTTCTAACTCATCATCAACCAAATGTCGCAATTCCGAATATTTGTTTTTTACTGCATCAACCATTTCCATATCTTCACCCTCCAAGATATCCAATACGTCATTTAAATTATCATTTAATTCTAATAATCTTTTTTTAACTTTATAGAACATTTCTTTATGTTGGTGTTGTGCAAATTCTAATTTATCTAATCTAGTCATGATGGTGGTTATGACATCCACGATTTCTTTTTGTGTAGTTTTCATATCTATCCATAAATAGTACCATATTAATAAAAATCATTTAGGATTTAAGTGTTATTGATATACATCCATTCCAGCATCACCAAGTGTTTCTAATTCTCCACGTTATCGCTATCGGAATAATTATCCATACCTGTATCTTCGAGTTCATCTTCATTATAGTATTCAAGATTTACTCTTTTATTGTTTTTGTAATTAGGATCAGATTTTATTGTTTTTTTGTCAAGTGATCTCATTTGTTTTTTATCATTATTAGTTAGCATACAATCTTTCATAAATTGTTTCATGTCTATTTTCGTTTTCATTATTAACCTCTTATGTTTTAATTTTTAGGGGCGTAGAAGAAAGGAAGAAAGAACTACACCCCATATAGAACCTCTATTGAGATTCAATTCTTTGGAGAACGATAACCTATTTGTTTATCCGATATAATATACAACTTAATTACATTAAAGTCAAGCATTATTTTTATTATTTTTTTACAACAAAACCTATATCCGGTATAATTACAGGAGGAAGAGATAAAGTTGAAGCATTAGCACTAACAGTAAGTAGATGTGGTATAAAAACTGAAGAAACTAAAGCATCAGCAAACTCAATATTTGATGGTATAGGTAAAACTAATGGTGGAATTGTACCAGGTACTATTGGTGTGCTTGCTGGTAAGTAAGGAAGAAGTAAATAAGTATATACTCCACCTAGCCAATATCCAGTTATACCTTGAACAAGCGCGGTTGGAAATGGAATAGCTCCCATAGAATTAAAACTAGTAGTTAAAGTAGATTCAAGAACAGATTTCTTACCCAATAAGAATTTACCACCCAATAAACTTATCCCACCCTTGATTGCGTCATGGTATTCTTCTGCTATAACTTTACCAGCAGGTTCATTATTATTTAATCTATCTTTATAGTTTTTACTAAAATTATCCCATCCCATTTTTATTATTCCTCATATCTCGTTTAGTTTTTTTCTTATGACATGGACGGCATAAGGTTTGCATATTATTTAATTCATAGTAAGACCAATCTAACTTATTGGCTTTGATTCCCTTTTGTTCCATTAATGGTTTAACGTGGTCTAAGTCCCAAGTACGCCTGGTACATTGTTCTCCACAATCATTACACTTCCCTTTGTCTCGTTTCCATATATGTTTTCTAGCTTCACTTGAATGATAGATAATCATATAGTCTGTAGCACAATCTTGATGCCAAGTCTTACGAGTATTATGTACTTTATTCTCTATAATCTTTTTACCACACCAACGACATGTTCCTTTTTCTTGAACGTAGTAAGAATTAGGTTTAGGTGGCATACGAAAGTTACCATCCCACTTTTCTTTCTTTTTACCAAATGTTTTTTTATGCCTCCTACCGAATTTACTTAATG